TTATATTTCTCGGATAGAATAGTGGAGTCTAAAGAATTTGATAAGCTTTAAAACGTTGGCTCGGTTATACTTTGACGGAGCAGCAATTATTAAAGTTTTATCACTATTAACATATACCGCCTTTATATCGTCTGTCCAAATAAAATCAGGAAAATGCTCAACCAATCTAAGGTCCTCCCATGTTTCCCTACCAACAGCAAGGATGCCCTTGCCTAGCTTCTGCTGCATGGAGCATATTATATCCCATGCAGCTTCGTAGCTATCTACGATTACTGCGTCCCTCATAAAGTGTGGGTCTTTATTAAATACTTTCAGCATTACTCCCACCTCCTATTATTACCCTAATTACACCATAATTTTATCTTATCTGCAATTACTACTTATAAACAAAAAAAGACCTTACCAAGTTATATCCTGGTAAGGTCTTTTGTGTATTTACCATTAATCCATACGTCCGCCCTCGTATGGTAGGGAGATGTTTGGATCACCTCAATTCTTGGCCGCTAGGTATACAACAGCTCCGCCTAATAGGATATTTAACAACTTACTTTTGCGTTGTTCCATCTTGGCTCTGTGTATTTCTTTCTTCTGCTGCTCTAAGTATATTTCTGCTTTCGCTAATGATAGCTTTTGCTCGTTCAGCATCTGCTCTTGCTTTTGAAGTAAGTTCCGTGCTTCTGTCAATTGAGTTCTCTGTTCGTTGATTAAGCTCAACGCTTCGATTAATTCGTTTTTCTGTTCGCTGGTTGATAGCTTGGCTACTCTCAACTGCATTTCTAACTCGTTGATTGTAGTCAATTGATTGTTGATTGTACTCTCTAACGTGTCGAAGTTCGTTTTCAGCGTTGCGAATTCCTGAGGTGTCAATGTTACTGCTTCTGTTGGAGTAGAACCATACACAGATGATGCAAACAATAAGCACCACAATAGTAACGCAATAGCCCCGATTGGCAGAAAATATAGTTTTAAATTTCTCATACATATATACCCCCTAAATCATACTACCCCATTCTTGGGCATAATATTTAGCTTTACCACGAATTACATCACCGCCGGAACCAGGAGTATCGCCCTCATGTACCGCCCATAAGTCCCATCGTTCACATGTTGTAGTAGGCCCATATGGTTCGTGAGCATAATAACCGTCCATGTTATCGGCTGCCTCCGCATGTGTTAAGACATGCTCGATATCACATGGGATACCAAGGTCAACACATAGCAACGCTACAACCTGTGCTAATGTTTCAATCTGCGCATATGTAGGAGCATACTCGCCAAGGTTATCAGTCCATAGAGCCCCATAAGCACAGTCTAAAGCAATACCTACTGCAGAACCATTTCGCATATATGTATGGTTTTTATAGTCTGTTAATTCGCCATCGATATAGATGTTTCCATCCATATCGATGTTAATATGGTAGTCATCAAATTGTTGATTGTACCTACCTGCCGTCCAGTGCAAATACATTTTATTGATTTTGCCTAAAGCTCTACGGCAATAATCATTTAAGTCAGTAAGACTAACGAGGTGCATTATAATCACTCCTTTCATTTATTATGGTATTAATTGGCGTTTTTGGCGGTTCTTCTAATTTATCAGGGATACCGTTCCCATCCCTGTCTATCCATAGAGCAAGGAACCCTACTACGGCCGTCAATACGCTAGGAATGAATATGTGGTCAATAATATTGAGCCCAACATCAATCAACTTATTAGTTTCACTTGATACATAACCCCTAGCAAATGCCATAACATACTCTGTTATGACTAACCAAATAGGAATTAGCATAACAAGCACTAGAATCCGTGTCGCTAGTACTCCAGTAGGTCTAATGTTAGCAACACGAACAGCACCATATGCTGATTTCAGTCGGTTCATGATTTGATATTTCATTATCAGTCACCTCCTATATCATCGGTATTAAGCGTGATACTTCTTCCTATTGGCATATTGTTTAGAACTTGGATATGCATCAATTCAGTACTCAGACTTTGAACTGTGGTTTCTAGGTTGTTAAGCCTATGAAACTTCGCAGCATCTCGTTCTTCCAGCTTGACCAACTGCTTTAATATCTCCTGATTACTTTTTGTTAAATCAGCGATACTATTGATAGCATCGGATAACTTATCGTCATAGTCCTTACGCTGCTTATCCATACGTCGAGCCAAATGGTCGTCTAATTCTTGCTTAACCGCAACTAGCGAGGTATGTTCTAAAAACCACACCATCGCACGAAACGAGCCCCGAAGGGCGGCCCAGATAACCCCTAACAGGGTTACCCAGAATCCAATGTCCGCAAAGTAGGCCGGAATTCCGAAGTCCATTAGCAATAATCTAATTTCGTCCATTTAGGCCCCCGCTTTCTCCCATTTTTCACTGTAAAGGTTCCATTTCTTGGTGTGATCTGGATTGTAGACCTCTAATGAAATTTTCTGCATCATGACTTCTCTCGGTGGGTGAGATTCCTCGCTAACAGTCATTTTATTAACCCTAATGAGGTCATAAGATTTTAAATCAAGGTTATCACCTGCCCATACAAATGCGGGGATATTGATTACGGCAAGAGAACTGTTAGCGAAAGCATCCCTGTCAATATCAGTGGCCTTTGGCAAATTGATAATATTGTGCTCGGTTCCGACGAATGCTAATGCACCAACTTTAACAACGTTCGGACAGGTGAGTTCACCTTCCAAATCAGTGCGACCATAAAATTGCTTAGGCAAAATTTCTGTAGCCGTTTCCGGATTAAATTCAACAAGACCTTTAACTTTAACAGTATCAATGACATGATCGATTAAGTTAAGATATTCAAGATAAATATCATCTGCACCGTAAGGCTGAATTCTAATAGTTGCACTTCCGGATTGAATTTCAACAGCTTCTGCGTTGCCTCTCAATCGAACTTTAAAGCCATCTTGCCCAGATACTCGAATTTCAGTATCCCCTTTTCTTGGTTCGTTAAATGTAAGTGGTGCATAAGGCTGCTCAGCCAACGCATGGACAATAGCAGATAATATCGCTTCAAGGGTATCACTATTAATAAGAATGTTCTTACCTTGAAGTGCTGAAACAACGCCTGATAGGTTAGGCATCTTCGCTTTTAAGGATTCCAACCACTCCTCCTCGGTTCCTACGAATCCATGTGCTAAAGCAATTTCATAAGCACTTTTTCCGTTATCGCCTACCATGGTTGCTTTTACTTCCGCCTCTACTTTAATCGGACCTTCAAGTCTTACTGGTAACGCTTTGTTTTGCATAATACATTCCTCCTCTAATCATGCATAGCCACATCCTGAATTATGTTGACTGCCCCCATACCCAGTTTGTAATATCGGCTAGGCTCCGATTCCTTATATGCAAAAGCATCATATACATGCTCACCAAAGGACTTAATTTCTAGGGTATCCTTTCCGGAAATATTGAATGTCGCAATCTTTCCAGATACTACCCCTTGCACTTTAATAACAAGCGGACCGCTTGCTCGCTTTCGTATGGCGAATACTGACTTAAACCCGGTCAAATCCACATTGTCATCTTGAACCGCGTAGATTATCCCGAAATCCTCGCCAATGTTGAGGTCTATATCCTTTACATTCATTACTTATCATCTCCCTTAATTGAATGGAATCGTACCTTGTTTATCGTACCCGGTCACATCGACTACCAAATACTGAGATGTGGTTTTACCAGAGCAACCTACAGGATACGTGGTGACTGTATTCCAATCAATGAATTGATACGATTTCAGCGACACGGTACTCTCATCGTGAAATCTGAACGTTTGCCACACTCGCCCCGTGTGTGACTTTTTATCTCCATTATTGATATTTGGCCCCCAAACGGATACATCGATTACGGACATGGGTATAATTGCAACCTTGACGCCATATGACTTTGGGTCACGGGCCATGTTTGTAAAAGTATCCGGAACATAGTTTGATAACTGGTTATACCAGTCATGCGCATAGTGATCAATTACACGTAGGTACCTAATGCGGCTATCATATATCACATCGTTCTGCAGATTGTAATCTGTTGCCCAAGACGCTTTATAATATTTGTGACGACCCAGAACTTGCAATGCCGTATTAGGCTTACTACTTCCTACCTTATCAACAAATCGAATACGAGGCGTGTCTGCATTAGCCGTAACATCCTCGAAATAACCGAAGCAGTAGAACTTGATGCCAGCTTTCACTTCGTCAATTATTGCTTGTGTTACCTTTTCGCCTGGCTTAATCACATCCACTACCAGCACCATTAATCGCTCACGACGTTTGTGGACCCATTGAGCCGCAAATTCATATCCTTGTGGAACTGATACTGCTATAAGAGGTGCATCACCATGATATGCGTAATTAGTGACATAAAAGACCTGGATTACATTAGCCTCCCCCGCAATATATCCGTATTGGTATTTACTTGTAGGCACCAGCATAGGTGCGTAAGCTACAGGTTTGAGCGGGATTTGAACCGTTGGCGTTATCCCCCTCATCGCCCCGGTGTAGAGAACCGCATCTTTTTGTTTAGGGAAACTAAGATATACTAGATTGTCATAAGTATCGTTTATAATCGTGACACCTTCTTTATTCTGGATGTTAATAAATTCCATACGCCAGCCACCCTTCATACGTAAGATCCTTAAATTGACGATTGATATTATATTCATCCTGGGACACGGCAAAGTAATATGTTATGATATTGCCCCTAACCTCTGCCACTAAGTACTGTCCCATGGCTGCAGCCCAGACATGCTGCCCAGGCTGCAATCCATTCACAGTAATTTGTTGGCGTCGATTTGGGATATCAGATACATACATCCGCCCCTCAATACGTGTGAGCCTTTCCTTGAGATTTAGTATGATATTGCCGTTAGCATCATAAGCTAATACATGCGGTTCCATAATACCTCCTACCAGCACCCAAGTTTAATCCGAGGGTTATTATCATCATCAAAACCTGTAATAAGATTATCCTGAATCTCAACACGAGCGCCGGTCTCTCTTGATCGAAGTAACCCGATTGTACCGGACACCGCCGATAAACTATCAACATGTAATTTGTCGGCAGTAACTGCGTTAGCCTGAATCATCTTATTAACAATGACGTTATCGTCGAACTTAGTCGCTCCAGTGATGTGAATCAATTTCCCCGCAATGTATACACCGGACTGACTGAGGTTAATGCGAGATACCAACTCACCACCATCAATCTCACCAATACTTTTTTTAACTTGCAAATCGATGCTACCAGCTAACTCAGTAATGCGAGATTCCGTATGTGACGCCAAATTCGTAATTCTTCTAGTGGTCTCTTCAGAATTCTTATTGAATTTCTTATCAAGTTCCTTAATTCGTTCATCAACTTTATTCAGCCCAAGAGACTCAAGGTCTAGCAAGCTAGCATCAATTTGTGTCTTAATCACGACTTGCTTCTCGTTAACGAGTCCATCTCCGAACACATCCACAAACGAGCAACGTATCCGATATATTCCGGCTGAGTTCGAATACGTCAGCATGGTGCTAGTAGTTTCAAAATCATCAGTGCGCTCATCTCCGATCACGTGGCATCTGATTGCGTATGCTTGTGCCGGCTTAGTAGAGAAGTAAAGATTAAATCCCCCTAACTGATTTTTTACTACAAGATCAGGCGCGGCCAACTGCGGAACGTTATACTCGTACGTTGCTGCAGTCGAGTATTTGCCCAACGTGCTGCGAGCATAAAGATAAACAGTATCTGCTCGTTTAGATAGGGTAAGTACAGCAGATGTACCTTTAACTCTTGCCAATAAAGCCTTCGTATCTTTACCAGGATTATTATCGGTACGTAATTCGTAATAGTCGACGTCAGCATTCAGCACCTCATCCCATGATGCGGTGGCATTTCTACCGAAAGTAATACCGAAGTTGCTAGGCATATCGGGTATCGCATCCATCGGTTTGACTATCACATCAACCATTTGGGCTGTTTCTGCTCGGTTGCCAAATCGGTCAACCGAGATTGCTTTGATTCGATACTCCTCACCTGGACCTAATGATTTGATAATAACCTGACTATTACTACTGCCAGCATACTGCCATTCTTGCCCCGTTACAGGTTTTCCACTTTTCGATTTTAAGAGATACCAAACCTCCGCTACATCGAAGTTGGCGGGATTACTAGGCGGGTCAAATAGCACTTGTAAGTCATAGTAAACACTTTTATCTGCGGTCTGATTGTATCGACTGAGTACGTGCAAATTTTGCACATCCTCCGGTGCTTGCATTTTAGGTATAGCTATGGATTTTGTCACGCCAGTAGTCAGCTGGCCTAACTCATTAATAGCATGTACCCGCACCTCATATGTCGCACCTAGCAGCACATCAGATATCGTGGTAGTATTTGTGGATGCCGGGTAGTTTCCGATATATGTCCACGTATCGCTTTTTACGTTTCGGTAATTCACGACTACGTTTGAGACTTTTCCGTCTCGAGGTAACTGCCATGTTACACCTATACGTGAGTACATGATGCCATTAGCACCATAGACATCGCTCACTAACCCTACTGATTGAATATCAGATGCACCGTGATTCGTATAATCAATACTTGGCACCGTGCCATCATCTGATACATAGAGTTCTGGATAATATTCCATGCATTGGATCTTACGAGTCATTTCTGATAGTGCCTTTGTAATAGCCAACACACGAAATGGCTTAGCCGATTTGGAAACCTCTCCGAATGCATATACCGCATCAGGCTGCACTGGTATAGCCTCTTTAACAATCACATTGAGACCTGATACATTTACTACGTTAAACGTAGAGACGATATCCGTAGAGTTGCTACGAATTAGCAACTGATAGTCCTTCCCTGGTTGTACCGACACTTCCTTGTCAAGTGTAATCGTCTGGCCACTTACCGCAACCACACGACCGCCCTCGCCCCATTCAGGTATGTCGTGCTGAATTAAAACAATATCTCCTACCGTGCACGCTATGGCATCCGTAAATGCCTCTATTGTCACAGTACGTATTTCATATTTATTGCATCGCAAGAAATGCTTACCGTGTTTATAGGCCTGCTCAAGACTAGTACACCCCATGAGTTCAACTTGTGCCGGATTTGTTAGCGTATCCGACTCGTCGTAAGTATCCCCATATACTGGAATGACGTCTCGCTCATAATCCTTATCCTTGTTAAGGAACGATATTTCAACAGAGTTAGCCCTTGCCTCCACACCTTGAAACTCTTCAGTAAAGCTGCCGTGTTTGATATTAGCTACAGTAAACAACTGTACTGGTGTAGATTGATAATCACTAACACATGTGAACCTGGTTCCTACAGGAATTACTTTCCCTCGACCTACTGCTTCTGGATACTTTAACGCATCCCATAATCGCATAGCGGTGTCGTATATATAGTTGAATGTAAACCCATTTATTTTGCACTTATCTGCCCATGCCTTAAATGCGTTATAGTCAAGGCGCATATGGGGCTGTCCGAATACAATATATTCACCGCCAATCTTACGGCAGATGTGGATTAAATCATAAGCAGCCCAAGCCGGATTATCAGCTGGTTGTGCTTCATACTTATTGATATACGGATTGAACACATACACCTCTGAGCGCTCTTGAATCCATGTCACTTTTGGATCAGTTCCGCTTAGTTGGGATGTAGCCAAAGCCTTAATTCCAATGAGGGCTTTCCCCGGATGCACAAAATCATCATAAATAATTTGGGTTAGCTGCACCCAGTAGACCTTATTAACATGGCGCAAGCTTTTACCATCTTTCGCACTGCATCGCATACGGATTTCATAGCGAGCCTTTTCGAGATTATCAAATCGAAACACACGATAAAACGCATTATTTGTCGCCTCTTCAATTCGCCCTGCATAATCGGATGTATTCGTCACGCTATTATCCGACTTGATAAAGTTCCACGCATCGCGGCGCTTAATATGACCGGCCATGCCCTTTTGATTTGCTAAAGGTAATGCCTGCCAGGACTCATCGCCTACCTTACGAATTTCTGCTTTCAAAGTGACAGACGTACGGTCAGCGCCGCCGCTATCATTTGAATAATATAATCCGTTTGGAAATCCAACAGTTAACTCTATCGCGTCACACGCATCGCCTTGTACCTGTTGTGTATTCCATGATTCAGTCAATTCATAGTTTAGGGATTGATCCGCAAAGTTATCATTGAAATTTGGGATAACTGTTTGGTCATTTGTGCCCTTTCTGATATCCACCTGCACATCCTTATAATTACTGATTGGGTTAGCATTAATACGAATATCTTCTATTTTTGATAATTCGCCCTCACCCGCACAGTATAAAAGATTAAGATATTGTTTTTCACCATCACTAATTACATGGCGGGATAATAATAACCCAGCGCTTTTCATTCGGCCATACGTCACGGCTAAAGGGTAACCTTGCCCAGTAACAGTTTCAGTACCTCCCCAGCCATATGTATTTGACTGTTCGGAATTTGAACGGTCAACCTTAGGAGCAGTTAACTTTGAAATGATAGCATTACCTATCATCCCTACCGCCATAGCGATGACTGACCGCCAAATTAAGCTTTGGATACCAAAGATAGCACCCGAAGCAATACCACCGGTAAATACAGCCATCCCTATTGATAGAAGAACACCAAAGAACTTACCCTCAACTCGGGGCATTACCACAATGTAGTCTTCATCGTTTACAACTGTATCTGGTGCCGCCTCATGTCCATTTACTGAGTACGCCCATTCACCAGGTGCACTGAAGTAATAGCTGATAGACTTGCCCTTTTTAAATGGCAAATATTTTGTATCCCGTTGCTCTGGCTTGAACGGATTATTTACAATAATTACGTTAACCATCTGCTACTCCTTCCTTTCATAAATGTGCTTCAATCGAGGCACGTACTTTGATATGTGCTCTATACAGGTGCCACTGTGTTCAGTAGCGTGTATAAATTTACCTTCACCAAGATAAACCCCTACATGATCGAGATTTTTACCATATAGAGCAAACACCAAAACACTCCCTGGCATTGGCTCACGAACCTCGCGCCATTCATCCATTTGGATTTGGGTATATTCGGGTAGTGATATTCCACTACGCCGATATACCTCAACAACTACATCCCAGCATTTCATTTCCGAGAATGGGGTGCCTATGATATCAGTCAAGTCACTTATTGGATGCATACAGTCCTCCTTGCGGGATAGTAGGTTCTCCGCCAAATCGTGTACTGTTCCCCAATTCACGACATCGCGCTAGGGTTTTATTGCATTGATTTTCGTGACCCTTATATCCACACTGAACGCCTTTAAACTTAAACGGGCAGAAATCCTTCATCACACGGATTAACGGGAATCGTCGAGTAAAGCTAAAGTCAGTACCCAGTGTAAACTCCATCCATTCTGCGTTTGCATGAGTTCCCGTAATTACGAAATGCTCCTCTTGCTCGCACACATCAGGTATGTTCGTATTCACTACACGAATGATGGCATTGGCTCCAGTGAATCCATTATTAGACTCTGCCATACGCTGAATTGTACGAGTCACGTTAGACACGGATAACTTGATATTAGGTAAATCCGTCGCATTCTCTGTAACATCTTGAATGGTAAATGGAAATGCGATATAGGTATTGCCTTGAAATTGGATATTCTCCGTATTGTATACCAAACGAATCGTATCCCCTTTATAGGATATTTCTAACAGCATTAACCACACACCTGTGGCCGATATTTGGTTTTTCTCTAAAATCGATGCCGTTGAGAGCGGTAACATGTTATACCTCCTGTAATTTCACGGTTCCCATCCACACTCCGTAGTCATTCGCCGCAAAGTCTAACTGATCAGCAAATCGTACATTTAGTGTTTCCCGTGTTTCCGGATGAACCCAAGCGAATATACCGGAGCAGTTGACTTCATCGAAGAATGACCGAAGTTTATAATAATCAGCTGTTGGCAACTTGTACCCTACGGAATATGTCCGCCGGGTCTTTGTCGTCTTCTTCCTTGTGATTAGCGTCATGTTTTCAACTTGGCCTTTATACGAAATATCTGGAGTAGTCTCCTGAATTGGATATATCGGCCATCGAATATCTGGAAATACTGCCATAGTTATACTGCGGATGCCTTGATGGCGTCACGCATACCTCCTTTGTTTGATTCCATAGCACGAACTACTACATCGATAACATAATTCTCACCATCAAACCGAGAGTTCTGCTGCTTGCTTTCAAGTTCTTGTCCGGATTGGTTAACGATATTAACAACCACATTATTACTTGTAGCTCCACCACCTACCAATCTACGAGTTTCGCTTGCTGTGTAAATACGATGGGATCCAGAGGACTGTAATAGTTCCGGTCCGTTTTCACCAACCAGCATAAGCCCTGGATTCGTTTTTCCTCCGGCAGCGAATCGATTTCCTGTAAATGCAGAACTAAACGAACTACCGCCGGCAAAGGACGATGTCCCTTTTGCAGCACCTAGTGAGCCAATACCACTTACTGCACCACCAAATAATCCTTGCAACTTAGGCATGATGTATTGTTGGAACGTTAACTGAATCATCATCTTAATAATGGCGTTCGTCATATCCTTGAATATGTCCTTAATTCCTTTACTAAACGACTTCGTTCCCGTTGCCATAGCCTCGAGATTATTTGTCCACGCAGAATTAATAGAGCTCATCGTACTATCAAAAGTAGATTTCGCTAAATCAGCATAATTGGTAGTCTCTTGCTTATATTGTCGAGCAGCTTCTTGTAAGCTTGTTTTCAGACTGCGACCTGCGAGTTCCCATAGTTTCTGTTGAGACTCTAATAGGTTCTTTTCAATCTGCAGTCTTTGCGTAGCTGTTAACTGGGCCTCATTGACTTCACTCCGTGCATAGTCAATATAGGTCTTTAACTCTTCAGCAAGTAGTGCGTCAGCATCACTGCGAGATAATCGACCGAGTGTAACCATGTTAGTTAAGTGGTCAACGGTTTCACTCGTTTGTGTGTACGCCAACTCTCTGATTTTTTGCTCAGTATCAGAAGCCAATTTTAGGCGCTCTGCTTGAGCTTTCTTTTCAGCGAGTTCCTTATCGCCTACCGCTTTTGTATACTCACGAACGTTATCATCAATCTGCGCCCTTTGTGCTTCGGCTTCAGCTTTGAGTAATTGCAAGCGGTCACCTGTGCGTTCAAGGTCGAGTTTCTTAATATCCTCGTTCATCTTGCGAACGCGGATAGCTTGATTGCGTTCGGCTTCAGCAAGCCGTTTTTGGTACAGCTCCTCATTCTTAGCTCTAACTTGAGCAGTTAAGTTAGACTCAGCAAGATTCTTGGCATTTGCCGCGCTACCTGCTGAATCAGCAGTGGTACTCGATGTAGCACCTGCTAATAAGCTAGTGTCTACGTACCCTGTAATAGCACCAAAATCGCCTGTAACAGATGGTTTGGCAATTACACCTGTGCTTGAATTAGCGCCAGTATATCCGCCGTTTCCGTCACTAATTACAATATGATTATCGCCAAGTACAACCACACCATCTCCGGCTTTAGGAACATATCCATCGCCCTCATCATGCCAAGCACCAGCGGCTCTTGCTGCGTCCATGATAGATGGGACATATCTAGGTACGTCCTTACCAAATGCCTGCAATACCGAATCAGAGAACAGCTTTCCGCAATCCGTTGCCCATGTACCATCTGCGCCTAACTCGTATGCCTTGCCGAGTTGTTCATTGGCTGCGTCTAGCACACTCACGGCTTCTCCGGTGACGCCTCCGCTCAATCCAGAAACAGAACGGATGATATCACGGATATTCTTATTGTTAGCTTCATACTGATTCTTAGCAGTTAACTTATCGATTTCGTATTGACTTCCGTCAATTTGTAAGCTCTGCAAAGTAAGTGACCGATACAAATCGGCCATGCGTTCCACTGCACTCGTCAACTTTTCAGCCGCTTGTTGGGCTTTCTTAGCTGCCTGCTCTTGGGCTTTGGCCGCTTTCGCTGCCTCTTCATTCGCCTTATTGATAGCCTCGGTATTGGTTAATCCGCCATTAGCGATTGCTTGCTTTGCTTTTTCGAGCTCTTCTTCAGTCTCTTTTTGTTTGACTTCATGGGCATGTTTAAGGGCTAATAAGGAATCGATCTCTGCCCCTTCTGCTTTTGTGGCCATGCGATCGTTTTTTATTAGTCCGAATAAAGCAGAATCTTCAACCCAATACCTTGTATCGTGCGATGCTTTAAATTCCTTGGCCAACCCGGATGTGGAATTCGTATTCTTATGAATTTTACTTCCTCTGAGTTCCACACCTAAATCGGACCCAGATGTTTTTTCATTGTAACGAAAATCAAGTAGTGCTTTCCCAGCTAATCCAATTACTGTAGCCAATGTTACCCAAGGGCCTGCTGCAGCAAGCGTAGCTATTTTCATAAATCCGAGTGCGCTAGTTAGTGATCGCATGACTATAATCACCGCGCCTGCTTCTGCGCCGAATTTGACGATACCTCCGATAGCTTCCTTCTGCTCGGCGGTCATTGTCTCGAATTCTTTAGCTACATCCAATACGCCTTTTGCATAGTCATTAAACACAGGAACTAGCTCATGACCGATGGATACTGCAAGTCTTTTTCCGGTATTTTCTAAATCTTTTAATTCCCGATTTAGCTTTGCGGATTTCGCTGCAGTCTCGTCGTCAATGATAAGGCCCATCGCTTTGGCACGTTCAGCCACTTTGTCCATCTGTTCAGCGGACATATTGAGCATGGCGTGCATCTGATACCCGGTACGTCCAAAGAGTTCCATTTCTACACGAGTCTTTTCAGCTCCGTCCTTCATGCCTCTTAGACGTTCCTGTATCATCTTGAACACTTCAACGGTATTCTTACCCTGAATATCCTCGAGCGTGTAACCTAATTTACTGAATATATCGGTACCGAGTTTCCCCTCTGCCCGAGCGACTTCCATTTTCTCTTTGGCCGCTCCGACGTTCTTAGAGAACTTAGCAAATGCACCAGCGCTATCTTCCATAGCTATGCCCATATAATTGGCCACTGCTAATAGCTCACTGGTTTCTTTTGCCGTAGCACCGGTAATCCCTGACAATTTCTTAACGGCTACGTCCCATTGAATCGCCTCTTTGGCGAGTTTGGCACCAATGCCTACAACACCAACACCGGCACCTATCGCCATGAGGTCATTCTTCATTTTGCCAAGGGCGGATTTGGCGCCTTCGGCACTTGCCGTAATTTTCTTGAGTCCGGCTTCCGTATTCTTATCGGTCAGCTGAACGACAATATCAATTAAATTATTGGCCATTCTTGTGCGCCACCTCCAATTCTTTGGCTTCTAATAATACGAGTAGATCGATAAGGTGCGGTAGTGGCTCGATGCCGTAAGCCCTCGCCACTTCTAATACCGCTGGCATATCAAATCCTGCAATACCGCCTGAATGCCAACGTCGCTGCATTCGGCTAGCGTTGTATACTCGCATTGCTTGTCTAGTTCCATCTAATTGATGCGGGGAATTAAACTCACACTCCGAACAGTCAAAATGCTGTTTGGTCTCACGCTGCATCTTGATACAATCAGAGCAATACTTTGGCTTATCGGAGTTAAGCCAAAGTATTGCATCAATTAGTTTTTTTCGATTTCAGCCTTTTTTTCGTGAGTAAACCGCATGGTATCAAGCGCAATTTCCATAAGATCATTGTCAGGTGCTGCATTGATTTCATCTTCAGTTAAGCCGTAGATATGCTGCATAATCCATTGCGCAAGCTCACGAGAACGCAATAGGCGTTCTGTGTCCGGTGCTTCCTCCGGAACTGGGGTATACAATGGGTCTAAACCAGATTTAATTAATTCACCACGTTCAGCGAATGTTAAGCCTCTTACTTTGATATCTTCAAATGCCATATTGGCACCTCCTAGTATTGTTCTTGATTATTAACTAATGTAATGATGGATGCAGAACGACCAGAATCTGCACGATAGTACGCCTTGAATGGCAATTCAATATTGACGCCACGAGGACCGTCGATGCCCGGAGATTGTCGTTCATATACAAGTTCAGGCAACTTGAATGTAAGCGACCAGTCATCTTGTTCGAGTCGTAATTCTAAGCTAGATTCTGTGCCGTTAACCGCTTTGTTTAAAAGATCCTTATTTTGGAAGAATGCTTTAATCGTCCCAGAAATTGACACAATACCTGGGTCGATGTATGTTCTAAAGCCTTTACCGCCGATAGCGTAAGAATCACCATCCAAGCCAAAATCAAAGTTGATATCGCAACTTAAAATGTTGGCCACCGTAACGCCGCCTTCTTTAATTGTTGCGTTTAGGTTTTGGAACGGTAAGAAATTAACTGCTTTTGCTGCAGCATCAAATGTAGTGGCCGCTAATGTTTCCTTACATCCCATCACATCAACGGATGCAGTTAATTCGGCATCGCCGCCGAACTTAAATCCTAATTTACTAACTCGTGCGCCAGCAAATTGCTGGAACACGTTAACATCAGGGTAGCCCTGCTCAATAGTTAATGACGGCATTGTGTTGCCGATTTTAAACACATGCTCTGACTTCTTATTTGGCGCTTGGCCAGTTGTATTAGAAGTCGGTTGACCAAATGCAGCTTTTAGCCAGTATCCGATGTCGATTACACCAACAGGCACGACCAAACTACCGGACGTGTCAATGTTGCCACGGAATGGCGCTGCAGGATTACGATCGCCACGGATTACGGTGGAATCGTTTAAATTTTGACTAGCTTTTATAGAGCTAGATATGATTGGCGTGATTACACCGCCAGTGGATGGCGTTGTACCAAAATCCGCCTCAAACGCAATCGCCACATGAGACTGAGATCCCTGTGCACGTTTTGCTGTTGCCATATGCATTTCCTCCTTTAATATTCAATATTCCCTCCGATTACATGCGGAATTTCAATAGTAGCTGTTAGACGACCAGTGAACACCGGACGCCAATTCATGCTATCAAGTTCATAATCAATGCCGATTACCGGAAAGGCTGGATTCACCTTACAAATGCATTCGATGATTAACTGTCCTAGGTTATCCGATTCTAGCGCTCCGTCGTATCGAATAATATTCTTAACGCGAGTTGCACCTTTATGGACGATACCCCAAACAATCATTAACGAGTATGTGTAGGTATCAGCAAGCCCTTCGTTCTTATTACTCGGTAGTAATATGATGCAAGGGCAATCTTCTTCGAGCGGTGCATCGACATCGTCGTAGCCGACATACAGTTGCGCCGGCTTTCCGTATTTGTCATTGCAAAATTTAGTCAACGCTTCATCATTTGCTAGGGCTTCAGCCCAACGTTCAACGATGCGCGACAGTGGAATTGTCTGTTGCATCAAATCACCTTACCTTGTAGTTACGTCGAGATGCGGATTGTGCAGCCGGACCATAAATAGCGTAGTCGCCTATCTTACCCTCGATATAAGGTTTAAGCTTAGGCTGTAATGCTGCTTTCATAGGTCCATAGGTATGACGTGGCTGAATTTTGAACATCGATTTTCCCTTAGGTAGCGGTACACCGGCAGCAAATAACTTCTTGCGCATAGGCTCTGTAATCTGCTTAGTGTACCCCTCTTCAATTCGTTCACCCAATCGTTTTGCCGAATTGGATAACCACCCAACTCGGACGGATTGTTTGCCTTTGTCATATTGATATCCGACTGCATTCGATAGCTTACCTAGAGGACTGTATCCGATTGTCCTGGCGCTAATGCCCATATCAAGTAAGGCATTTCGCGATTTAGAGCCCCAGGCCTCTCGTTCAGCTCGTCCGCCACTTTGGTAAGCTTTTCGGAGTTTAGCACCAAATGCTGATTCAAATGCAGCACGTCGTGCGGGTGCCATGAAGTTAGGATACTTACGTCCGCCCGGTGCACCCGACCGAATGCCCTGCTTAATTTCCTTTTGCATCATCCAACCTGTCGACTTTAATGCCTTTCGCATCCAGTCCGGTTTTGTTTCTGCAATGAAATTCAGATACGGGGTGGCTGTGTCTGTAATCGTAATAGGTTCATTACTCATTACGGTCTCACCGCCCTTACGTTATGCACGATTTCAAGGCAATACATCGTACCGTCAAAATTAGAAATGTGATCAACGTACCATTTCTCGCCATTGATATACACTTCATCTTTTGATCGTGGTTCGGGAACATCCTTAGCACGCACCCAAATCTGAGCTTTATCAGCTAATGCTTTGTCGACAAATCCAGAACCTTTGCCATCATATTCGCCAATCTCCACGCTAGCTTTGATAACTTGGCCTTTGTAGGTAATTCGCTCACCAAATACAGAAAGCAGTGCATTAGGCTTATATCCTAATTTCATAGTGCATTACCTCCTATGGAGTAGGCGGGCATATGCCCGCCCTTACATTACTTTTCTACATTAGGCACAAGTGCAACTTCCAACATTGTGGTACCTGGGCGTTTTTCTGTAAGAGCCACGCCTAATACTGGGTTAGTGTCCGTCTTAGATGCTCGCTTTTGAGCTTTGTCGAAATACACAGTATCACCTACTGCAAAAGAATCGGATGTTAATGCCGCTACTTCAAAACAGCCAGTTACCTTAACTGCACCGATTGAATTAGGACCAATGTTTGTAATTGCCACACCGTGCATTTTACCGATAGGAACGATGTCCCCTACTTCAATCATTTCGGTTGTTGTGTTTTTAAAATCGACGCGGTCTAGTTCTTGAATGAATTTAGCCATATCTATTTACCTCCTAATCAGTTACTAATTATTTACCAGGATTTTTATACAAACCGCGGAAGTCGAGAGCTGTTGCGTTGCAATCGATTGCTACTTTGTACTCGATGCCGTCAACCTTGAAGCCTGTTTGCGTTTCTAAACGAGGTGTTTCAATGCCATTTAAGTACGTTACTTCGATAGTTTGTACATCTGTAGGACGGGATGCCAAATACCAAGCATGCGGATCCGTTAATGCTGCATCTACGACGATAGTGAATCGACCACTGAATGGGTTAACTGTATCATTGCTACGAGCAGGGTCTACCACAGATTTAACTACTTGATACGCTAATGCTTCGAGCTCAGGTGGAACAATCAAATACGTAGGTGAGATATTCAAATTACGATTTTCACCAATATGTTTTTGGCGACGCATAGCCGCTACGCCTGCAGCTAAAGATACAACACTTAACTCAGAGCCTGTAGTTGCTAAGTTCTTACGGTCTGCACTAAACAAAGCCTTTCCATCTTCTAACACAGTATTGCCGCTTAAAAGGTCATATACCATGTTATTGATTTTATTTTTTGCTGCACGACCGAATTTAGAAGAAATATCGTTAAATACACCCAAATCGTCATTAATAAGAGCTTGTCGAGTTAAGCTGAACGTACGTCCGAATGTCAATACACTAACATTCGTACCGGCTTCGCTCATTTGGGAATCCTTGAATTGTCCGCCCTCAGGGACAAGTTTCAATTCGGCTGCTTCGGAAAGCAAAATACGTTTTGCTGGTTTGAAGTCACGGTTACTGCCTTTTCCAGCCCATGTTGCAAATGTGGATGGTGCAGTTTCATAACCTTGCATCAAGGCCTTATTTGCTACATTAGACAACGCGATTGGGAAAGAGGATGTAGAGTTGATAGCTTCACGAGCTAATTCCAATCGATCGGAGTAATTAACAGTTAGACCTTCACGAGCTATAGACTCACGTGCTAATTCCATCAAGGACATAGAACGAAGTTCATCTGCACCTGGTGCAGGATTTGCGACTGGGATACCCATAGACATCATCAAAGCGTCCTGCATAGCCATGCGGAACTTATCAGAATCTGCTTCACCGACTTTAATGGATACTGGCTTATTGCGTTCACGCAATACGTCCATTACTACCTCACGAACTTCGGCAACAGATTTGCCAGATTTGATGAAATCATCTACAACATCAACTTCGAAATCACGGCATAAACTTGTGATTGTAGATACGCGTTCACGTTCTGCCGCGATCAACTTCTTAGCATCATCCGCATTAAATCCTTTAACTCCGGACTCTGGTACTTCCGGTACTACTTGTGGCACGTTTTGCTCAGTGCCTTTTGCTTTTGCATCACCTTTCATAGGTTCCTCCTCATTATCTTCTACACTTCTGCCTACCCCTACAGTCGGATCTGCAGGGACGGACACAACACTAATCTCCAATGGTTCCCAATATGTAATTACGTATGCTGGGCCTGTAAACCGACCGTTGGAACTTTTAGAATCGGAATCAATTAATTCCTCGTATCGGCTTATGGAATATCCGACACTCACGCCTTGTAGCGTGCCTTTTAACACTTTTTGATAAATCTTTTCAGACTCATCGTCCTCGTCGAATTTAACGATCGCTTTGCCGCGATTGTCTTCAATCCACACATTCTCGATGTGTCCGACTACGGCATCACGGTCGTGATTGAATAACACTGTACCCAAACCATTATTAAAGCGGTCTAGGTTAATGCATCCGTCGTCATGACACAATATCTCTGTTCCGAACCATCTTTCATATGGCTCTTCAGAGGAGAAGGACAATTCGACGGTACGATCATCGTTCGCTTCGATATTTGTGATTTGCGCCTCTCGGGCATACTTACCTAAGAGCTGCTTCTTTGCAAATTTCCCCACTAGCTATCATCTCCTTTCATATCAGTGGCGTTATCATCCGCTAGATTCGTTATGTCCCCATTCATATCAAGGGCAACACCCAATTCCTTAATGCGGTCCTGTTCCAGCTTCCGCTGTTCAAGCACTTCTTCCCAGTCTTTACCAGATGCACTACATACGTCCTCGAGCGTTGTGAGTCCTGCCTTAATGGCTTCCTTGTTAGCATTAACTTCCTTAACAGGGTCAATCCAAGACCAGCCTGGAGCTAACCACGCTACTTTTTTGTAAAGTTTTGGGTTCGCCGCATAGTCATTGGCCGGGATAATTCCCTTTAGGTAGCATGCTTCAATGAAAGCCCGCCATACAGGCATGCAAAAATGCTCAATTATAAAATGCTGCATCTGCTTGAATGATTGCTGGTCCTCCAGCATATTCTGCCGAGCTGCGGAGAAGTTACCACTAATGTTGCGCGTCACTATGTCCGCGCTTAGACCCATGCCTGACGCTATGCGTCTTGTTTGAGTCGCTGAGTATTCTGATGCGGTTCCTGCATTTCGCTTAGGCTCCGCAAACGAAATAGATTCACCTGCGCGTAGATGTTGGATAATCCCTGGTGCCATCGAGCGGACTTTCTTGCCTTTACTGTCAATCTTATTTGCAACCATCGGGTTACCCCCAGTATTACTTGTTACGAACGCGCCGAAACATGCGGCTACACGAGCCGCTATAAGGTCGGCATCCATGTATTCATCCACGTCGTGAATGCGCTTTAATACAAGGGCTAACATACTAACCCCGCGCAGTTCACTAGGTCTACGAGGCTTATGTAACAGGAAAGCCCTATTACTTGGTAATCGTGCCTCATTAAATGACCGTATTCCTAATGGATCTGTTTGGAATACGTGATATGCTATTGGTCTTCCGTATTTATTAACTTCCACGCCATTAACAATACTGTTGCCATTCTCGCTTACCGATACGGCTCCGATATTCTCGCCCTCGATAAGCTGTAATGATAGTGGTATATCTGCGCCTTCGGAGGTCATATTAACTAGGATTTCCCCATCATAGACCATTCGGCGCAGAGCCATTTCTTGCAACTCATAAAACGTAGATATCCCTCGGATATCCGCATTCTCCTTATCCACCCAATCTGACCAAGCCTCCTCAATTTTCTTGTTGAGTCTTTCATTTAGCTTTCCTGCTTTGGTCTTGATTTTGCACTGTGGCTTTATTCCGGTACCTACTACATTCCGTAGTAATGCCAATACAACACTTTCGGCGAGGTCACTATTAAGTTCTGCTGCACGTGCACGACCTCGGATCAAATCACGTTGGCCTGATGCTACTTGTTCAGCTGTACCAAATACTGGCATCCAGTCGCCACTCAATCGGTCTGTTGACGCCGCATCATATCCACGTTCAAGCGAACTACGGAAATATGCTCTACGGGCAGCTCGTTCTGGATTGAAATAAGCTATTACCTTATCGAGTATGTTCATCGTCGCTCCCATGACACGTAGGATGTCGTGCTATTACATTCCTCATCATCAACGCGAGCCATTAACTCACGTTCACGAGCATATAATGTCGGCAGGTCATGCGTCTTAAATCGCTTACCACCTACAGACATCTCGGCGTATCCGTTCGTCTCGATTTCCTCGATTATCGTTCGAATACGCTCCAAGTCTTCTCTTGCGCTCATGGTCTCACCTCCTTCTTAGCTAAACCAACCTCGGCTATCTGCATTAAAGTCTTCATCATCCGTATCTTCGTCCTCCTCATCGGTATCCAGATTATATTCGGGTAAGTATTTAACACCTACCGAGTCCGCCACCATGGCGTTGTATACACACGTATCCAACAAGTGATTTGTTGGATGACTGGTTAATGGTTTCCATTGCACAGTTACTGCCCCCGTCTTCACGTTTCGGATTTCTTGCTTTTCCTCCGACCGAAGGTGCTCCGAATATTCCTCTGGACAATCCTTAAATAAATGGATTGTGCCAGGCTCATTAGCCGGACGTACCATACGTGCAAATATAAAGTCCTTCCAGTAATCGGTATTCACTACGTACAGCTTCATACCGCCGATGACGCCCTTCTCGATGCTGCTCATCTTATAAGGCGGCGCTAGAGGACTGTGTAATGAATCACCTTTCACCGGCACGCATACTTCTGGGTACTGCGCACAATACTGATATACTTCATCTGTTCGGTAGCCACTATCGATACCGGCCCTCACAATCTTACGGGCCTCACCATACTCTGATGGATATTCTCTATCGATGAGTATCTCGGTTAAGTCTGCCCAACTACTTGCTTGACCATAATCGACTAAGTAACTTGATACACCATGAGCGTAGGCTCTAACCTCCCACCAGAAATGATCTTGCTGCACATCGACAGATGCGATAAGTAGTGGTGCATGCTGTGGCACAACACCGCGAGGAACTTCTGATTGTGTAAACACGAGATTTTGTGTGCTTTTAGTTTTCGCAGATTTCCAAGGCTCCGCTAGCCACGAGTTGATAAAGTTCATCAACTCGCTTGGCTTATCCTTTGATTTAACAAACTCATACGCTACATCCCCGAATGTGACCCATGGAGAATAAAGGGATGACAGATGATAGGCTACCGACCGGACGACTCGGACTTGCGATTCATTCACAGTCCGCCATTCACCTTGCCGGAGCATATCCATCTTGTGTTTATCATCAATACGGTGCTTACAATGTTCGCACTCATAATATGCGGTATCACGTATCATATCCGCATTGCCATGGTGTTCCTCCGGCCATTTTATCTGTTTGAATTTGAGGGTCTGCGACACCCCGCAATGCGGACATGGCACGTAATACTGCTTACGTTCATTTGCGTCCATATATGACTGCCAAATATTGCCACTTTCAATCGTAGGAGTTGATACTCTTACAATCTTCTTATCAACGAATGTCTTGGTACGTTCCTCAGCCAACTTAATCGGATTCGCTTCCTTACCGGAGAAAGCTGGATACTTATCAATTTCATCAAAGAATAAGTACTTAATTGACCGACTTGATAAGCTGCTTGGTGAGTTCGCCCCAACAAGCACCATGTAGTTCCCATTAACGAAGTCTAACTCTAGCAGCTTACTGCCTTCGTCATATATATTCGCAAGCGGCTCTACGCTCCTAATCATCGGTTGCACACGTTTATCACTAGCGAATTTCGCGATAGTATCCGTCGGATAAACCATCATGACTGGTGATGCAGTTTGATGTAACGCATATCCGATCATATTGAGTTCGGCTTCCGTCTTACCTATCTGCGCCCCGAAACATAACGAGATGCTTTCAATAAGAGGGTCCGTAAATTTGTCCATAAGTTCCTTGAGATAAGGTGTCCGTGCTGTACGCCAGCGCCCAGGTTCGGCAGATATATTAGTCAGTACCCTGTACTTATCTGCCCATTCTGAAACGGTGTATCTTTCAGGTGGCTTGAATGCCTCTAATTCCTCAGGGAACCAGTCAACCTTTGGACTTACCTTTTCCCGTGGCTTTGACTTTCGGCGTGTACTCGCCTTCGCGTGCGTAGCTTTCAAGGTATTCTTCGACAAGGCCATTCACCACCTTTTCTACGCGAGCACGTTCTTCAGGATCCGTGAACTCACTTCCGATACGCTTACCTAATTTAGTAAATGATGTCTTCATCTCCAATACTCGGCTAGCCCATGCCTGTGCAACATCAGCACGAGGGACATATTCGCCATTAAGCACATCTAGCATTTTCTTTTCACGCGCGGCCTTTGCTTCTTTATAATCTGCTTCGGCTTCTAACTTACGAGTTGATGCGGATTTGCTTTTAGCATTATCACCTTTCGCCTGTCCTAAATACACGAGGACTTCCCGGAGATTCCACCAACCTACAGAGGCTTTAGGCATCCCTGCTTTATGATGTCGAGAAATAATTTCCGGAGTGACCCGTAAGAGGTCACATAGTTGAGTGCTGGATACGAGCAGATTGCCTGCAGCATCAAATTTCACTCTCGGTTTTGTGTCCGCCATAGGTGTACTCCTTTCTTAAATCGTCTTTCTACATTCAACAGGAAAATTTTTCTCACAGAGAGAGGACCATCGCGCGGGGGCGACCAGCGGCCATTTTTCGCCCGCGGAGTACCTTTTCCAAATTTTTATTTTCTCAATTATGTATTATCATTGATACTCAATAAGAAAAAGGGTAGACCTCAACTAAGTAAGGTCTACCCCGGGGCAGTGCAGCAGGCAGACATATTGTGCGGGCCAGACACTGCCTGCTATCTACTACATTTACATTATATTAAATTAGGAGTGTGCCATTCTATGCCATCTTTTCAAATTCAGCGATTGCTTTCTTGTGAAGTCTGTGAACTTGTCGCCACGAATACCCTAGTTCAACAGCTATCTGTTCCCATGGCAATGCATTAATGTATCTGAGATTCAGTACATCCCTGTATTGTCCGTCAGTTATTTGGTTGATGACTTGCTTGACCTTGTTTCGAGAATCAATCAATTCATCCCATTCTCTGTTCAGCTCCTCCCTACATTCTTGTAAGTGCTTACTGATTCGTGGCATAGCATCTCCCGATTCACATATCTGTATAGCTTCTGAATGTAAATCTCGGTTAATCGCACTTAGCTGAATCTCTAACGCACGCATTCGCTGCTCAGTATGGCGGACAGCTTGTAGTTCTTCATTAGCCATCATATGCGATAATCCCCATATTTACTGATAATCATCTGTGCTCGTAGTAATCCGTCAATGTATCCGCTTTCACGAATCCTATCATCTAGCATAGGTGATCTCAGTTGTCTATTACGGGCTCGTATGATGGCAAGACTTAAATCTGACTGTATGGCACCTACAATCACATCTGCCCTACTCCTACGCTTTTGCATCCTTTACCTCCATACGTTCGACAATATCCTCAATGGCTTCTACCATGTCTGCTTTGCATTGCTCGACAGCAGTGAACATCTCCTCACACATGGCGTATGCATCATCACTCAGGTCATCATCTAATCTCTCGGCAACATTATCTTTGAGATTATCTACAACCTTAACTATATCCATGACAAGTTGATACGTGTCATCTAGATAGTGCCCTTTGTTAATTAGTAGACGCTCGACTTTTGTCATGCTCTTCCCTCTTTGCAATTTCCCGATTTAAATACCAACGGGCTTTTTTCAAATCCTTAATAGCATCATCCTTATGCCCAGCTCTGGATACATACTTCACAACATTACCTAATCGATATCCTAGTTTCTTGTCTTCGGTGTAATCGATAACCTCGATATCGCCTTGTGTATAATGACTAGGATGGTTGATATCATCACATTGCTTATCTATGCGTCTAGGAGGTTCAGGAGGTCTGGAAGGTCTATGAGGTCTATCTAGTATATTTCTTCCCATATTTATACCAAATCGATTCGTTGCTTCTCCGAAACGTCTCAATTCTTCATTCGCTATGTAACGACTTAGCTCTTCACTAGCTGATAGCCTAGTAGGTGGCGGCGGGGGATTATTTGGTTGCTCATACAATCTACCTGGGGTTAACCCGTACACAGTCTTGTATTTTCGTTTATCAACAATATCTATAACTTGAATAGTCGTGTAACACACTATTATTACAATAGCTCCGAATAATCCCGCCATTATAAAATGATCCATATTAATCATCCTTTCTGTATTTATCAATTCTCGCTTTTAAACTTTGCAGCACATATTCCTGCGCCCGGTCCTTTTGCGCTAGTGCGTCCATCATATCCTCATCACGAGTTCCCTCACATATTAGATGATGGATAATTACCTTCTCCATTTGACCTTGGCGGTGTAGCCGCTTATTAGCTTGTTGATATAACTCAAGACTCCAATTTAACCCGAACCATATTACGTGGTTCCCGCCGTCTTGTAAGTTAAGCCCGTATGCCGTACTAGCCGGATGTGCTAATAGAATATCAATCTCTCCAGCATTCCACGCTATCTCATCATCGGCACCCTTTAACTCACGGACACGTAGTTTAGTCTTAGCTAATGCTGCTTTTAGTCGTTCACAGTCATGTTTAAAATTGTAAAACACTAATGCAGGCTTGCCGTTCAACTGTTCTACAAGTTCCATAAAAGCCTCAATTTTACAGCCATGTATCTCGTGAACATTCCTATCGCCATCATATACGGCGCCATTCGCTAACTGTTGTAGCTTTGTAGATAATGCTGCTGCACTCAAAGCTGTGATATCTTCGCCAGCTTCAATCAACTCTAATACAGATGTGCGTTCCATATCTTCGTATGCCTTTTTAGCTTTTGAATCTAACTGCACATATTTAATATCGTTGATGACTGGAGGTAGCTCCAAATAGTCACTGGCTTTCATGGATATACATAACCCAGATATTGCCGCCATGATACTGTCATTTGAATCGGATTTAGGTTTATAGGAGTACACCATTTCGCATGACCTCTGATCGGGCTCGAAATAGTAATCTCTAAATCCTGTATACGTTTTCCCTAATGACTCGCCGCGGTCTAATAAATACACTTGCGCCCATAGGTCGATTAATCCATTAGGGGCTGGTGTACCTGTTAACAACACCATACGCTTGATATGGTTATACATATAGGCTAATGATTTAAAGCGCTTAGCTGTATGATTCTTAAAAGAACTAGATTCATCCACAACTACCATGTCAAACGGCCATGCATTCTTGTAGTAATCAACTAACCACGTTACATTCTCGCGATTGATGATGTATATGTCGGCAGGTGTGTTTAAAGCCTTAATACGCTTTTTCAGGCTACCTAATACAGTAGATATCCTTAATATACCTACACCGTCCCATTTTCGTGCTTCTCGTTGCCATGTAGCCTCCGCTACTTTCTTAGGCGCTATGATTAACACTTTACGAATGGCGAATCGGGAGTACTTTAATTCGTATATGGCAGATAACGTGATAATCGTTTTTCCTAAACCCATATCTAGGAATAACCCTATCTTATTTTGATTAACGGTCTTGTCGATACAATATCGCTGATACGCATGCGGGATAAACTGCATTACGCTTTCACCCCGAATTCTTCTGCGAATTGATCCAAATAACCAGCCACGGCATCAGCACCTTTTAACACAAATATTTTTTGGTTTAGTTTTTGAAGTTCACGGGCTTGGGCTCCCTGCAATCTCGAAAGTACACCTTTGGATGTCTTCAATTCTACGAAATGAATAACACCATTCGGCCATATAACGATACGATCAGGCACACCGACATTGCCAGGGGATACAAACTTATATGCTTTACCTCCCGAACGTTTGACGCCTGCAACTAATTTTCTCTCGATATCCTTTTCTAACATTTCTCACCTCTGAAATTTTTAAACGTTAACATGTTTACATACGCGTATATGAGGGTTCAAACTAAGGCTGTAAAGGGCGTATTTTTTCTTAAAACTCTTTGTTTTGATATTTACCAGTATATAATGTTAACAATGTTAACCAACCTATATAAATATAGATAAATACTGACTTTATGCGTTAACATAGTACGTTAACATTCTCCGAATTCGTTAACATTCTAATGTTAACAAAAATACTGAGAATGTTAACGCTTAATTGAGAATGTTAACGCTATAATTTCAGTTTTGACTCGTTGATTCTGAACCCTCTTTGATGTCCATATTCACCAAATCTCATTAACTGACTTCCGCCCATTGTATACGGGGAGTCCGCCAGTATTTGGTTAATTTCCCTGGTCTCGATCTTCTTCATGCGACTTGGGTCGTTACCGAAACACTCCCACCAAACCTCTGCCGCACAAATACGGTCACGGTATACTAACTCTTGACCCTCTGCAGGTTTAGCATTCATGCTAAGGTACGTCCTCCGGGCACTACGACTCATCACATTCCAATTTAAAGGTACCTTAATTAATAAAAACTCATTAATCAATCCTGCTTTGGTGTTTGATTCCATATGCGCCTCTCTAGCCGCATCAGCCAGTTTTAGTACAGTCGGGTCATCCTCGATAATGAGGCTTTCCCCGCTTTTATACCGATACAAAGCCTCCGCCCATAACTGGTCTACTTCTCCCGGAAGATTAACGAATATATTCTTTCGTGGAGTCGTCATTTCAAGATCAATAGGCCAAAATCGGCGATTACCTGTGATATCTTTTAGGAATTCATATTGATTCGTACTACCAAAGAATACACACTGCCGTGGATACTCTTGCGTACGTCGGCCATAGGCTTGACGAAATACATCTACCTGACGACTTAAAAATTGCTTAGATGCATTTTCTTCCGCCCTCGAATACCCGGCCATTTCACCAGCTTCTATAATCCATTTACCTTGAATACCTTCTGCAGCTTCCTTACCTTCAAAGGTGTTTAAGCCATCAGCATACCACTTCTTACCCATCGTGCGGATAAGAGTACTTTTACCGATACCCTGACCGCCGATAAGAATTGGCATCGTATCATACTTGCATCCAGGCTCAAACGCTCG